ATTATTTTATTTTATTTTATTATTTTTATTTTATTTTTGTTTTTATATATATAGAAAACATAACAGAGGAAAAATCGTCAGAGGGACGTCGCATTACTATGGTCGCGTTTCATCATCGAGCGTTAGTACGACGTGTGCATGATCTTTTCGGCTTGGTAGATTGTTCGTCGTTATGGAAATGGCTTTACACAATAGAATCCAACCATGGCCAATCCACGTATTCTCCATCATAGTAAGCGTCTAAGCTTAACCACGATGGAAAAGACATGAATTCTTGTCTGCGTCCAAACGCACTCTCCAGGGACCGAACTACATAATCAAAGTAGTCCTTTCCCCAAAAGAAGGCGAATCTAGCGGTCATGATTGCATTCTGCTGAAGGTATTCAGTCATATTGGGTATAGGCAATCTAACCCAATTCGGTATATCTTCAATCACGCTCTTTTCGAGCCCCGCTAACCAGAGGTTTCTGGTAGGATGTCTAACGGGGTGGCATTTAAGAAAAGTACATTCCTCAAAGGATGCATATTTCCGCGTGCCAAGTTTTTGAGCGTCAGTAAAGATAATTCCGAATTGAGCCAATTTCTTTGCGATCGTTAGACAATTGAACTTCTCTTTAAGGGAATCTTCAATTGCATAAAGACCATCATCACCGTAGCAAATATATTTTAGGTATTTATGGAAGTGATAAAGGGAACCATAAATAGTATTTTCGAAAACAAGAAGCCAGGTACATCGAAGATACAATAAATGGCAGAGGGTATTTATGGGGGCAGTAATTGGGGCACCTGAAGGGGAACCACAAAAAGTTTGATAGGCTAAGTCTCCACAAACATGCTTACAGTTAATCAAGCCACGAAACAGAATATTTCGCACAAGATTATCTTTTCGTAGATCACAGGTACAATCTGATTGTCCATTAGCTTGACACGAATCAAGGTAATGGTTGTACCATGCTTCCACGATTTCATCCACACCAGCAATTACTTCCGGCATGAGTCTGGG